CGTATAACTTAGAATTTCTGTATCTGGCAACCGCAACAGAACTTCACGGTAGTTCTCGCCGCCGGGGAGGGTGTAGTCAGAAAACTTTGTTAATCCTCCCGGCCCCGTAGTATTGCCAATATCAGAACCCGCACGTTCAAGTAGTTCTCCCTCAGGCATTTGTTGTACAGATTCTAACGCTTGGTCATACAAAATTTCTTGCGCTTCTTCTTTTGTCTTTGTGAGTCTAAGTTCACCACCAAAATCATAAAGAGGTTCACCATACAAATAGGTTACAAACCCGCCTTCATCTGCATCAAATTCAATGTCGTATTCTGCCACAGTATTACGCGCTTCAGCTTCTTGTAACTTTGTAATATAATCGGCGTCTATTTCGCGCCCACCCTTCACAACTTCCTCAATGCGAACCTGATTGGCATCAACGAAATCTTTGATTTCTTGCTTGGTCACGGACTTCTTGCCCTTCAAGAAATCATCTAGACCGATCCACGCCATTTCCTCTGCTTTAACTTCCGGTGACTTCGCAATCATGGCCCTCATCTGCGAAGCGTTGCCCTTCTCCATTGGCAGGGCATCAACGGCATTGGCAACAGCGGAATAGAAAACTGGAACTGGTTCTGCTTGTTCAATGCGGAGTCTTTCTGCGTGATCTTTAAATAACTGGCTTATTCCCTCATCATTTTCAAATCTTTCGCCTCGCAATATCGCGTCAACCATCTCACGGCGTTCATTAATGTTGGGAACATCTTCTCCCCACAATTCCGGTCGATTAATTAAATCGTCAGCAACAACCCTATCTGCTTCACTGATTTGCCCAGCAGAAGGCCGCGTTGGTATGCCGCTGAAGAACGTGCCTTGTTGAGCACTACGGGCAGTTTCATTAAATACCTCTATGGCACCCTTATATTTTGGACTGTTCTTGATAGCCCGGTATGCCACTCCCAGCCCTTCAACGGCTCGTTCAAACACTAAACCGACAGGACCGCCTTCAAGAAAACGCCTGGGAGCATTTTTGAGACGCTCAATAAAAGCATTCTCGTCTTCCTGTGCGCCCAAACTTGCTTCAAGCATTTCCCTAATTTCAGATGAGTCATCAATTAGCTGAATACCTAATTCAAGTAATGTCGTGTCTTTGGGGTCAACCGCAGCAACATCTGCCACGCCATAACCCAAAGCCTCCGACAAGTATCTATTACCAATCCCCGCCGCACGAAACGTCCTAGACAACAAAGAACCGGGAGCGACAACCTGGGCAAGCGGGTCAGCAATCGTTTTTGTAACTTCTTGAACTGTCCCTTCTGGCTCTAACGCTTCCCCTAACGCGACATTGGCCTCTGGCAAATACGGAATATTTTCTCGCAACCACGGTGCTATGCTTTCTGACCAAAATCCGGCTGTTAGCGTGTCGCCTATCTGTTCACCTGCTTTTTGCAGTCCAGAAACGGTGCCTTTGCCGATACCCGCAGCAACATCACCAACAAAATCTTCAACCATTAAAACAATGTTGTCGGAAGCATCATCCTCATTAACACCAACATGATATTTTCTCTCCCCGTCTGTTCGCGTCTCTACCCGATCAAACATAGGAGTTCCCGTAACCGTCTCACCCGGATCAACACCAGCATCCATAGACCCCTGCCATGCGGGATGCGCCATAGCGTTCATATCTTTCCGCGTAGCCATATAGCTTGCACTTATATCGTCATTTTCTTCCGGCGGCGTAATTCTAATCACCAGACCACGGTCATCATCTGCATCAGGTAATTCCGGCAGATTAACCTCTGGAAGTTTTTCAGCGTTTGGGAGGTCACCTCTGAAGATCTCAGCCATTATTATCGCAACCTCCGCTCTAATTCATTAGATCGATCACCGCCACCACTACCACTACCACTACCACTTGACCGACTTAAAAAATGCCTCCTGGTCATATTATGTTCAATGCGTTGTAACCGTTCCATTTCCCTTTTGTAAGTTCTTATGTCTATAGCGCGAGATCTTAATTTCTCATTGGTTTTGTCTCTAATTTTAGGAATATCTTCTGCCTTGAGTTCCGTTACGGGCTTGTCAGAATATTTTGGTCTGACAAACGTACTCAACTCCGGCACCTCTATAGTCGCACGTTCTATAAGATCCCTATGCACAGCCCACGGATCTTCTTCAGCATCAATCCTGTCATCAAATTCGTTAAGGGCATTTTGAACCCGTGCCGCTTTCTGTGGGTCTTGATCTATGCTACTAACCTGAAACTCAGGATCTTGCGCCCCCAAAATACGCTTCAAGGAGGTTCGCGCCCTTGCTTGTGGACTGTTTTTAAATTCTCTCTGCAAGATTTTATCTTTAAGACCAGACAAAGAACTCACATGACTTTTTTCAATTCCGTTTCTTAATGCCATACTCCTTACAGACGCCATTATAGTATCAGCCGCAGCCTGCTGATCCTTTTGTGGCAACCTGCTGACCGCATACAATTTTTCACGCAGATCCAAAAGATCAACAGGGCTTGTTTCCGGCTCATCAAGAGCAACAATCATCTTGCCTAGCTGAATTTGCTGATCACCCGTAATCAATTTTTGCCTTTTAAGTTCCTCTAATCCCTCCAACGTCGGCAATTCTGTGTCAGGCAATTCGCCTCTTTGCACACCTGCTATACGATTAAACAAAGTACCCGCTAATGCTTGCTGGGCATTCTTGGCATCTTTATTATCCTCTCTTTCCTTCTTGTCCTTTAACGCTTGCAGGCTTCGCAGTTCCGTTGCTACTTTCTGACGCTGTTGCTCCTTTTCAACTTCAGTTAATTGTGACCAATGCATAGCAATGCGTCGGCCTTCCTCTGTATCAGGGAAAACACCTTCATCCATATTATCGTAACGATTAATCAGACGGTCTTTCGGAGTTCTGTTAATCCAACCCGCCACCGCATTTTTAGCTATATTGCTGCGAAACTTTACGATCCTTCTTGCGCCAACATCTGCATCAATAACGTTATTACGAACTGCATTCTGAATCGCCTTAACCCCTTCGGCATCAGCAACCATCAGGGTAATCTTGCTTGTTATTCCATTTTCAGTTTTTACACCTCTCTCAAAGCCGTTAAGAGCAGTTTCAAGATTTGCCTCCAGCTTCTGCTTTCCCCGCTTAATGCCGTCAGCCTGCATTTTAATTTGGGAGTTACTTGAAAGAGCAGCCCATGTCTTATCAAAACTCTCCCGCGCAGCAACGGAAAGCCCAGGTGCAATGCCTTGATAAATTTCATCAGCCCTTGGTTTCATTGTTTGCAAGGCAACCATAGGATCTTCTTTAGCCATCTCAACAGACAAATCATTTAGCTGTAAGGTGGCACTTAAAGTCGCTTGAGTTACATGATCTTGAGCAGCGGCGGCAAATAAGCCATCAGAAATCGACCCCGTTGTTTGACCAAGATCCCGCGCCTTCTGCCCAGACGCATCCGCAATAAGAACTTCTTTTTGTGAACCTACACCAGTGCTTGTCGGCAAGCCTTGTTGCCGTGTGAGTGTCGGGATAACAGACATATTAACTCAACAAACTTTTACCAGGGGTGTTGCGATATTGCCTATACCCCGCCTTTGCAACATCACTAATCATAGCAATGTTGCCAGCAGCGGAAGCCGTCTCTGCATTAGCCCGAAGACGAGCCGCCGCCGATTGATTTCCTGCCGCCGCCATCTCATAACTTTTGGCTTCCGTTTCTCCCCTATAAAGAATAGCAAGACGCTCCATTTCGCCTTTTGCCGCAGTATCAGCCGCAACGTCAAGAGGGGTGTCCTGATTGATTACAACACCGCTTTTTGCATACTTGACGTTCTGTGTCCCTTTTAAGGCTCTAAGACGCTCTTCAAATACATCAGACTCGAATCGTGCGGCTAACCTTGCTGACCTGGCATTGTTATCTGCGACCACACGATCATATTCCCGCATTTGCGCTTGGTATTCATAATTTGCCTGCTGCACGGCTGTCGATTGTGCAGTGCCATAAAGGTTAGAACCAAGGCTCAAGACATTAAAAAGGCCTCCCGATCCCATACCAGAGAAGGCGCTTCCAATGCCCGTAGCGATTGAGCCTGAAAAAGGCGCAAAAACTCCACTAGCCCCTAATAGACCAATCGTTTGAATGCCACCAACAGCCGCACCGCCGCCAGCTATACCCGCTGCTGACGTGCCAAACAATGTCACAGGATCACACATATTTTTTACCCATCGTTTGTGACTAGACGTTTAATGATTGCCGTTATGTGCATTGGCAACGGCTGGTCCTGTTTAACAACAACAAAACCCTCTGTCTCCCAGGAGCCGCGAAACTGAATAGCCTTATCTCCACTGAAAAGAGGAGGGGAGGCGTCCATAGGATCAGACCCGCTGCGAAATTGGACTTCATCTAAATCCGTCGTATTCGGCCCAACCTTCGCACCTAATGTATTGCGAAATCGGACAATGACCTCAAAAATGCGTTTGATTTTACCTTGGGCCGTTCCATCGTCTGCGCCAGCTTCCGGGCGCAAGGTCTTGACAGTCGAGTCAAAAGCTAAACCAATCTGTGCATTAGAGACAGTAGGCGACAAACCCGATATGCCGACTTCACCCGCACTTTCAGAAGTAACAGCCTGATTAGAGTAAACACTGCCATCACCTAAAATGTTGACCGTTTCACCCTCAAGATGATCCAGCCCATTAATTGATGCAGTTGCGGAACTTCCATAAGTTAACCCGGAATCAACAAAGAATGCATTTGTCTTGGTGCTGCTTTCCTCAACGTCAAATTGCGCTTCTAAAAATTCAACATAACGCCTTGTCACTCCATTGATGGTTCGCTGCACGATCATCCAAAGTTCTTCTTCGCCTGTAGTAGACGAAGGAATGATGGCTAGGCTTTCGACAACTGCAATCGCCTGGTCCGTTGTCGTCAGCCGCGTTGTATCACTTGATGTTACCGTGAGCGGCCCCGCACCGGCTCTTGTTGTTTCCTCAACGGTGACAACCGCCGCTGACGGGTTGGCTACCGTAAAATCTGCATGAGCATTGATGCGGGTGTAGATGTTGTCAGCGGTTACATTATTGCTGGTGTTTGGTCGCCACCCTAGAGATGTATCTGATGGGTCAGAACTACCCGCCGCTTCAGACGTAAACGTCACAGTTGACCCGTCTGACTTGGTAAACGTCAGCGTAGTCCCGGCGGCTATGTTTGCATAGTCGGACACGGTAATCGTACACGCGCCTGACACGCCGCCAATTTTGTGCCGGTGCCAAGCAATAACTTGCTGATCGCGCAGGTACGTCATGCCAACGAGTTGACCGTCAGCTTTAACCCCCCATACAACGGTTGACGGCTCCTGCTGGTAGACAATTTCTGATATACCGCCTTTCGCAACTTGATTGGAGAGGATTGTCAAGTCAGGGCTTTGATAACTGTCGGCCTCAAACTGATAAACAAATTCACGCAACTTACGCTGCTGACGCTGGATAAAGATAACAACATTATCGATACGGATAGGTGTATGAGATGCAGATCCACGAGTACCCTCCCGAACAACCCGAACATTTGTTGGTGTTAATGGGTCTGCTGTTGTTGACCCAGAAATAATAAATTCACCCCCAACAGTACCAACTGCCATGACCTTTCCAGGCGACAACCACTTGATCGCGTTCACTTGGTCTGTTGCTAATGTGTATATTACGGGATCATCATCCAATGTGCCGGGAGTATGATTTTCGTAATCTCCTGACTTTGACCCCCATAATGTTTGCGGTTGCTCAGTTGACCCTGCCCAGAATAATCTCTGCTCATAAAATGCCACTGCCGCAGGGAAGCCTGTCGTGTCAGAGTATGCCCCCAGACGCCATTTTGTCTCCCCAGAGGTTCCACCAAAGGTGGCATTAACGGTGACAGTTACAACGGTTGTGTTAGTTCGTCCCGTAACCGTGGCGTATCCCCATTGAATACCGCCGTCGCGCAAAAACTTCCAAGTGCATTGATTGTCAACAATCTCGTCGCCTTCGCCGCTTGGTCCGCCTGATCCGGCAGACGTTCCAGCCTTAATACATTCGTAGACGTTTCCGCTGTTTCGCTTAACGTCGCCAACGGAATACCCTGTTCCTGACGCCCACTCTGCTGCCTGATGACCGATTGATATAATACGGCCTACATCTGTCGTCTGGAACCCGTCACCGTTATTAATGCCATCAACCGCACTAGCTGTAATTGTCCTAGACGATCCTGTTGTATGGCTAGGCGTTAAGGTTGTGGTTGTAAGGTTTTCATCTTGATATGGACCATCCGTAAAAGTTATATCGGAAATCGTCCATGATGTATGCGCCGTGCGCGTCAACTTTCTTGGCGTGTAACCTGGATGCGCGATGTAGAGAACGTCAGCCGATTGAGCAAACTGCAAATCAAAGAGGTCTGCCGTGGCATACGTTGTTGTAACCGTGTACACCCGCGCTGCCGTTCCCGCAGAACCATAAGCCGTAAAGGAACTAGAATTTATGTTTGTGTCATCAATGTCGGTCAGTTCAAACGTGTTCGTCGTTTTGTTCTTGATCTTGTAATATTTGCCGTTCAATTCGGTCATGCCAACAACACTGGCAATATAGATTTCGTCGCCATTGTCATAGCCATGTGAGGTTGCCGTCACAACGCACGGGTTGGCTTGAGTTGCCCCGCTTATAGTTTTATTCGCTTCAAGGATAGAACCTTGATCCTTGTAGAAACGAATATACAAGTTTCCAAATTCAATGATGTACGCTTGAGTAGTGGAGAACTCAAAAGAAACTAACCGCGTCTTGGCACTAGAGGTTTTGATTTCCTTAACAAAACGTGTCCCAGATCGCCGGGTAATACCCCCGTGAGGCTGCACTATAAAATTTTCTAACGTTGCTGCGCCATTATTATATTTAGTAATATCAACGCGACCAAAAAGATCTTCCGATAACTCTCCAGCCGTAAAATTAGTGGAAATTACCGAAACACGGGACATGCTTTAAACCCTTGCATCAAGCCAGGATTGTTCATTAGCAGATAAACTTTCCTGTGCGTCTACGAGACGTGCCTCCTTTAGTAACACTGCAAATTTCTGTTCAGCCGTAGTGGCAACCGTCTGGTTTGCCGTTATATCGTAAGCAATATCAGCCGCTAGTCGGAGCGCATACGCTTCAACAAACTTAGCGTCAAACTGGGTTGGATCTGTTATGCGTTTAACATATACAATTTCAAGGGGCGCAGCGGCGTCCGTCACAATCTGCCGACCTTCAACAGCCCATTCCTCCGTTGTGTTGACTTCAACAATTCGGAGTGTCTGGTCTGGGAAATCAAAAGCATTGGTATATTCGTAAACAGGCGCAGTTGTGTTCGCTGCCAGAGAGGCGCGGAATATTGCAAAATTCCAAGGATGATCCCGCAATAATTGATCGCGTGTCTGCTCATAGAGACGGTTGCAGGCACGGGCCTCCTTTGTATCATCACTTAATGATGTAATAGTCGAGGCACCTAGATACGTTAATGCGCGATTAGCAATCTGAACAAAAGATGTTGCCATGTCTCACCTCAAAAGAAGAGGGGAGGCGCAAGCCTCCCCAATTCCGTTAGTCAACAGTCAGTCGACAATGTAGTGAATGATGAAACTCATGTCACCGCCGGTTCCACCTTCCGCATGCATTGTTGCCGCGATATAGTAGAAGCCGCCTGGATCAGTCGAGTCACCAGCCAGTTCATACATCTTTTGACCGCAAGTGTTGATGTCAGCCGCTTCGTGGCGAACATCAGCCATTGCACCCGCATCAGCTACCGCAGTTGCAAAAACGTCCTCGTCCTTGACTGCACCAGCGGATGTATAGATGCCCACGTTGAACGTGCATGAACCCCCGAAGGTATCTGACCCAACGAAGATATGGGGAACAGATGCATTCGACGGTATGGGGGCCAACATAACAATATCATTATCGTTGGTATCCCCAGCAGCTAAAGCCACAGTGCCTTGTGCGATTCGCACACGGCCATGCAGCAAAGAACTGTCGTTCAAAGTGGGAGGAGTGGCCTCAAAATTAGTGACCAGAGAAGTGTTTTTAGTACCCATCTCTCACACCTCCTAAGTTGGATCGCATTCGATATAACCAACAAGCTCTTCTTGCATGCGAGTTGCACCGATTGCCATACTTGTGAAGACCTGGGTGGCGTAATTTTTATCAGCCCTTTCGCTGATCTTAACGCTAGGTTCTTTGCCTACCGCTAATTTCATGCCAGCCCGTTGCCAGTACAGAACCTTATGGTCTGAATTGGAATCAACCCCAATGCGCTCCGTTCTTTTCATAGAAAAGCCCATGAAGGAATTGACCTCTCCAGCAACTAACGCCTTGATAACATTGTAGTCGCTTGAGGTTACTTCCGTTTCAGCCAAGAGATTTTGCAACTGTTTTGCATTGATGATCATGTAACGATCACCATCTTCGGCCTCATTTGCGTCGAGTTTCTGCTTCGCGGCACGAAGCTTGCCAACGTTTAGCCCGGTATCAGCCGCAGGGCTAATTCCAACCTGAACGTCAACGGTCATATTGGAGTCGTAAGAGGTGCTTGTACCTCCTGCAACACCCGTATATGCCGTGCCATCAGCAGCCGTTATGATCACGTCATCAATGGCCCTGCCCATAGCGTTGGCACATGCCTTCGCATAATCGCCAGCAGGATCAATCAACATTCTGACCCGGTCCTCATCGTCAATGAGGTCG